CGGTAACGGTGGATCAGCTCGCGGAGGCGGTGCCGTTTCCCGCGGTGCCGACTGTCTGCTCGTAGTACTGGATCGCGGCTTGCACGACGGCGGCCAGCTCACGGACGGACAGCTTCTCAGCCTTGAGTGCGGCAGAGTCGGCTTTGGAGAGCCACTTGTCCAGCGCCTCCCAGTTGGATGAATTCTGAGACAGCGTGCTAAACACCGTCTCCGCTTCGGTGGACTCAAGCGCGAACAAGTCCGGGAAGGTGATGAGCTTGGAGCCCGTCAGCGACACGCGGAACGGATCCGGCTTGGCTACCTCCTTGCGGAGTGCGGTAAGGGACAGGTGGACAGTCGGCTTGTCTACGGCCATGGTGTTACCTCCGGGTGTGAGGGTTGGTTACTTGGTGGGCTTGGGGGCGGCTGCGGGCTTCTGCTCCACAAAACCGTCGCGGCGAAGCTCTGCGGCCTCGGTCGGGATGTCGGTGTCGATGCTCAGGCTTCCCTTAGTGAAAGTTGCCATTGACTACTCCTTAGAAGTTGGTCGGGTGTCAGGTTGAAACGGTGCGCGCCGCCACCCAGAGAACGGCGCGCACCGAGCTTGATAGGGCTAAGAGCCCTGAGTGAAGCCGAGCGCCACCTTGTTAGCCACAGCGCCCGTGCCGCCGATGTAGTGCTTCACCGGCACGCCAACCTCAGCATCGGTGAACACGTCGAACGTGAGTGACTGCTGAAGCGGATCGCCCGTTCCCCACTTCTGGGAATCGGTCGAGGCGAGCTTGACGGAACCGTAGCCGCGGGCAAGGATCCAGTTGTCAGCGGCGGGGCCATCCGAGCCGATGATGAGCAGGCGGTATTCCTGGCCCACCGGGAGGTCCGGCTCGTCAATGACGATCTCGCCGTTGGCGACGGTCTGAGTCACGGCGGTCAGGTCCGTTCCGAGGGTCAGTTCCAGCATGTGCTTCTTGCCGGTTTCGAGCGCCGTCATGGTCACGGAGCGGGCCACTTCGGTCACGTCGGAGCGGACCGGGGAGGCGTAGCCGAGCGCGCTTACGGACTCTGCGGACACGTCGCGGCCGAACTCGTAGCCGTCAGGGGTAACCAGGCCGACAGGCAGCCAGCCCGCCGTCTTGAGGTCGATCAGAGTGCCGCCGACGCCAAAGAGTGTAGTGGGCAGGTCGACGGATTTGGGAGCAATGAAGGCGAGGGCCTTCTGAATCTTGCGGACCAAGTTCCGGTCATCGGATTCCTGGCGGATTGTGTCAAAAGTAGGCATAGCGAATAGACCCCTTTCAGGGCTCAGAGTTGGTTAGTTCCCCGAACGGGGCTAGAGGGGCCGTGACGTGACGAGGAACGTTGCCGTGGCCTTGTTGATGGTGTCGGACTGGTAGGGCACGTCGGCGGGCGTGATGTCCTGCTCGATGCCGTCAAGGTGCCCGGAAGGCGTCTCGATGTCGGAGCCGATAATGGATGCCGTGATGGACTCCAGCGTGTTGACTGCCTGTTGTCCGGGCGCGTAAACCTCGATCGTTGCCCGGTCTACGCGGTCAATGAAGCCCCTAGTGCCGCCCGTGACATAGATCAAGGCCAGTGGGAACGGGCCTTGGATCGAGCCGTAGGAGTCGGCGGGGATCTGGTAGACCGCCCGGACCGGCTGCCCGAGGTGGGTCGCGCCGTCGATCAGGTCGAACAGGGCATCGCGAGTGTCCGGGAAGAGTAGAGCGTCAATCACTTGTGCCCCTCACCTTCATGGAGTCAGCCACGCGCAACAGGATCGCGTCCCGTGTATCGCGCCAGTCCGGTCGGGACTCGCGGACCACGGCGCCGGCGCGGCGTTCATTCGCCCAGCCGGCCACGACGGTCGACGGCATGGCCTCATACTCGCCACGCCCAACAGCCTGCGCATTACCTGCCAGTCGTTGAGCGGCGGCCAATATTGCCTCGCCGACAGCCGATGACGTGGCGAGATCCTTGAGCCCGGAATCATCGGCCATGTAGGACTTGATGCCCTGGATCTTATGGAGCGCCACTAGGTCATCACCAGCCCTATTTCCCAGCCATGCGGCCACTCGCCCGGCCTGCCGTCCACGGTCCACGTTCCGGCCATCCTCGCGCCCTCAGGCACCCGGATTCGGTCGGTGGGCAGGAACGTGAAGCCGGGATCGCGGTACAGGACAGCCGTGGAGCTCACGACGTCGGCCCGGTCAACAGGGTCAGCGGTCGCCCGCGGCCCAATCAGGCAGCCGGTTACAGGGATCTCCACCGGCGCTATCGGATTCCCCTTGGCGTCCTTGCCGCCGCCCCGCAGGACAGTAACGGCGGTCAGCCACGACTTCGGGAATCGCTTCACAAGGGAACGGCCCGGCGTGATGTAGTCCGGGAACGCGTAAACGACACCCATTAGGCGCCCTCGTAGATCGGCTCACCAGCGATGTCAGCACCACAAGAGCAGTACGTCGCACCGAATGCGAGGTTGCACCACGGGAGATGACTCGTAGTTGCGCACCCTGCGATCTGCACACCGAACGCCCGCTGCACCCCATCGCCAAGAGCCTTGCGCTCCTGCTTGGTGAGGTAGAAGTCGCCGGCAGGATTTACCGGCTTCATCGTCACGGAGAACGGGCCGCCGGACTGCTGGACGCTTTCCATCCCATCCATACCGTCAGCGTCAGGCATGGCCCGGCGGACAACGGCGCACACGATCCGTCTGCGGGTTGCCGGCAAAGCCAGGCCCGCAGACGGAACCGTGTCCAGAATGAACTGGGAAGCGTCCTCCAGTAGGACCGTCGCGTGAGCGTCGGCCCCCACCGGGAAGTCAGGCCAGCGGGCTTTCAGTTCCGCCAATGTCGCAAACGGAAACGGTAGAACTTCGGCCATGGCCTGACCTCCTGGTTACTTGCTTGTGCGGCGGGTAGGCTTCTCTTCGGATTTCTCAGCAACCCACTCGGAGCCGAGGACCTTGTCATCACGAACGCTCACAATCGCACCCGACGTGACGTGCTTGTACCGTTTCGCCATGGGCTAGACCAGGTCGTGGATCTTGGAGAACGCGTTCAGGTCAGCGATGCCCCAGCCGTAAACAACCTCGGCGCGGAAGGCAACCTGGTTGTACCGCTTCAGGTCGCCACCGCCGTCCGGGTCACCGAAGCGGATGACCTCAAGGCCAATGGACTTCTGGATGCCCCAGCGGATAGCGGAGAAGTCGCCGACGTAGCCGAGAACCTTCGTGTCCACAGCGAGAACGCCAGTGCCGCGGACTGTGTTGGACACCGACGCACGGTGGCCGTCCAGTTCCGAGGTTTCGATGCCAAGGCGGAAGTTCGGGTAGAGCTTCTGTTCGGAGTTGGCGCCACGCAGCGCGGAGAACTTCGCCGCGTAGGTCGGGTCGAGTGCGATGTCACGCGGCACGAATCCGTCAGCGAGCACGAGGCCGTCCGCAGCGTCCAGGGACACGTAAGGCTTGTCGGCTGCGACGTACTCAACCAGGTTCGTGGTGTCCGTGAGGCCGCCGTTCATCGCGGCGACAACAGCGCCACCGGTCGGGTTGATCTCGTGGAACACGCCGAAGTCGAGTGCGCGGGACAGTGCCGGCTGGATCAGTTCGAGGATCTCGTCGACAACTTCAAGCTGACGGTCCTCGTCGGCCCACAGGACTTCCTCGTTGAAACGGAGGGTCTTGTGGAACTTGAACGGCTTGATCGTCTTGCTGGCAGACGTAACGGACGAAGCGCCCTTAGCGCCGCCCTCAGCGACGTACTCGGCCTCGCCGATGTCGAACGTCCACGATTCGCCCTCGCCGAAAGTCATCGGGGTCTGTGCGGACAGGCTCGCGACGCAGGAGCCGTTCTGGATTTTGCCCAGCCAAGGGGCGATTTTCTGCTTCGGGATCGTAAGCGATCCGGTTGCCAGAGAGGTCATTTCATTCTCCTAAGGAAGTGTTTCTAGTCTTTAGCGGTTGCAAAGAGGTTGCGCGTGAACTCCCTGAGGGGGTTTTCCGTAACCTTGTCGGGAGTAAGTTCCTGCCCAGGAATGACCGGGCCGGATGGTTTGATGAGTTCAGCGAGGACCTTGGCGTGGGCTTCTAGTTCTTCGCGGGTCGTACCACGGAGGGCTGATGCCGGGACTTTGGCCGCCTCGGCGACTTCAGAGACGAGCGTTGCCCGCTCCTTTTCCGCCTCGTAGGTCTGGAGCTTCGTAGCAAGCGCGCCACGCTCGGACTCGGCGGCGGTGTACTTACCCGTCAACTCGTCCAGTGCCGACTTGTTACTTTTTGCTCGGTCTTCCCACTTGCGCGCTTCCTGCTTCCAGTCCGTCTCCTGTGCAGGAGGCGCCGGGGTGGGCGTCGGAATTGGCGCTGGTGTTGGTGTGGGCTCGGGTAATGCTTCACTCATCTTTTTGTTCCTCCCGTGCGGGATAAAAACGGCTCCGTGCGGGGCCGGTGGTCTAGTGGGTGTGGACGCCGTCATTCACCGCGTCCGGGTGCAGCCGGCGGAACGCTGCGGCTACGTCCTTGATGTCGCCGGACTGTGCCGCGTTACGGGCCGCCCGATACATCGCATAGTGGTCGTCGGGCAGGTAGCCCTCGGGATAGTCGGACGCCTTTCCGATGCGCGTCGGGACGCAGTCGCAGTCGCCGTGGTACTTGTGGCCGGGACCGCCAGCGGACTGCTTGGACGCGTAGACTGCATCCCGCGAGGCCAGCACAAGGCACCATGAGCAAGTCTTGGCGCCGGTCGGAACTCGCGCCCAACGCACGCCTTC